GCAGTGTCTCCTCTCATGGAGTGGTCAAATCAAGATATGGGTAGAGCATAAACCAGAGCAGATTGCAGACACTTTCTATTCAGATAAACAAAACGGACAATAATGCTCATCCATCTAAATAAATCTAAAATATTTACAGTTCACCCAGCTAGAAGATTTGCTAAAGAATATTGCGTACCTCAAACTTTATGGACTGAGATTTGGAAAAGATACATCCTGAACGCTTATGATGTGAGTGAGTTGTGTGAGTATTACTTAATTAAAAGTAAAAAGGAGATTAATGGAGAGTCTATGAGGCGCTGGATATTCATGACTTATGTTTATTCAAAAGCTAATGATGCTCTAAAGAAAGGGACTGCTGTGGTTAGGTCAGAGTTCTTTGGTGATCAGGAGACACTTGTATTGAAAGAGCTGACAAAAAATATAAGATTTAGTAAAGCCATCAGTACCAAAAATATAGTGTAAAATAAGGGTTTTCTAGGTTTTAGTACCTATTTATCGGCAAGAAACGCAACTTATCCATATTGTTATGATATGGCTGAAAATTCTATATTTGCGCAAATAAGACAAGAGCAAAAAGACTTCATGGAAGGGTATATCTCACCTGTCCCTGGGTATTCATTTAACCAATACGAAACTATCAAGAGGATTCACCTTTATCTTAACTCAAAGTATGAAGACGGCACACAATATCTAGGCAGAGACAAGATATTTTACAACGTAGTTATCCCACCATGTGAGGTAGCAATGAGAATGCTTAATCTCGACACTAAGAATATTAAGTTACTCCCACTTAATCCAAAGTCTCAATTCTCTACCTACTTACTAGAAAAAGAATTAAAGTATTGGCTAAAGAAAAACAAGCTAGGCAAGGTTTTGAATCAACTAGCAGAGAAAGCTCCACGATACGGAACAGTTGTTGTTGAAAAAACACCAGAAGGAGCTGAAATTGTTGATCTCAGACGACTTATCCTAGATCCATCAGTTGAAACAATCCAAAAGTCACGCTTTGTAACGACAATTCACTACATGACACCTGCTGAGCTTGAAGCTACTGGCTGGGATAACGTAGATGTTGCTATAGAACGCTTTGGAAACACAAATGCTCAACAATCTTATGAGGATAGAGACGGCAGTATGAATGAAATGAAGTCTACACCTTACGTCAAGGTGCATAAACGATACGGAGAAGTGCCTGAGTGTCAGTTGAATGGCGGGAAGTCAAACAAACTAGTGAAAGCTCTGTTTATTGTAGCTGGTGCAGATGATTATATCAAAAACTCAGAAGGACTAGAGACGGGAGATGCTGGAGTAATTCTTTTCAAATCAAAGTGGAGAAAGGATTGGCCATTTAAAGACTTCCACTATATCAAAACTGAAGGCAGATTCTTAGGCGTGGGAATAGTAGAAATGCTATTTGATGTCCAAATGAGAATCAATGAACTAAAGAATCAAAAGAGAATCTCAATGGAGATTTCTACCATTCACCTATTCCAAACTCCTGATAAGACTATCGTCCGAAACGTCTTAACTGACTTACAGAACGGAGACATGCTCATTTCTGCTAATGGTATTACTCCAGTTGCTACAGAAGAACGAAACTTATCGGCTTTTGACTCAGAGGAAGTAAGTTACATGCAACAAGTTGATAAGCTTTCCTTTGCTTATGAAGCAATCCGAGGTGAACAAGAGACACAGACTACCCTAGGTCAGACACAGATCGCTGTAGCCCAAGGCACTTCGGTTTACGCTTTCAAGAAAGAGAACCTCTCAATCATGTGGAATGAGTTTTTCAACGATCTTGTTATGCCTAATTTAATGAAAGACCTGACTGCTGAGCACATTATGCGATTCACAGGCTCACTTCAAGAGCTTCAGAAACTAGATGAAGCGGCATCTGAAGTTTACGCCAACGACCATGTTAAAGAAATGATATTGAATGGAAGCATGGTGACTAAGGAAGATGCTGATGCTTTGAAACTAAAGGCCATAGAGACTTACAAGAAACTAGGTGAGTCACGATTCCTAAAGATTAAAAATGCTTTCTATGATGATGCAGAGTTTGAGTTTGATTTTCTTATCAATAACGAGCAAGTAGATCCAGTGAAGATTGCTCAGAACATTCAATCTGTTATCGGGATGGTGCTCCAATCTTATGGTCCAAATGACCCACGAGCCAAGTTACTCATCGGCAAGTTCGCTGAGCAACTAGGAGTCTCCCCAGCAGAACTTGAGCTGGCTGAACAAGATGCTCAGAAACAAATGCAAATGCAACCACAGCAGATGCAAGCACCACAAATGCAGGCGCCACAAATGCAACCAGTACAACAATGAGTATCCAAGATTTAAAAAACAAGTTCTTTCAAGACCCAGACTGGAAGGAAGTAGAGAAACTTCTCATGGATTACGTCACACCTTTAATCCAAATGGATAGCGTGGACGTGAAACAACCAGCAGAGCACGTTAAGGCAGAGCTCATCGCAAGACAACTAGCCTATGAAGGAATGTGTAAGTTCCTTGAGCAGACTGGAATGGTGACGGATACAAAAGCACACAGACCAACGACAACATTTAAATAGATTTATGAGGGCTTTAGGACACGGCCACCTCTTTAAAAAGCAAGTCCGCGAGAAGGAAAACTCTCTAAACCACATTAACCAATCGCTTAGATATGGAAAATGAAAACAATGAGAATCAAGACTCTTTAACTCTTGACGAGGAAATTACCCTCGAAGAAACCACAGAGGAGGTAGACGTGGAAAAGCTCAAAGAAACTAACAAGAAGCTATTTGAGAGAGCTAAAAATGCGGAAGCAAAGCTCAAGCAAGTCAAACCTCACATTAATAGAAAGGAGGAACAATCTAGCACTGACAATTTCGCTACAAAAGAAGAAATCTGGGCAGTTGCTGATTATATTCGGGAAGGTTATGACAGAAACGACGTTAACTTCATTCTAAAGAACGGTGGTAGGGAAGCATTGAATGATTCGAACTCTTATGTATCAGTTGCTTTGAAAGCTAAATCTGAACAAAGACGGGCGGAACAGGAAGCAGCTAAAACTACGAACGGAGGAGGAATGAGTGAAATCGAAAGGAAATATACACCTGATCAGTTAGCAAACATGACGTCAGCAGAACTAGAGAAGATTCTTCCAAGAGCTTAACTTCGGGTTAGGCAGTAAATTATAAAATAACATGTCANCAACAACCNNCGCTCAAGGANCAAACCCGGGATTGACTGCACCAATGCAGATTTTCTACGATAAAGTTTTCCTTGAACGAGCAAAAATAGAACTTAGACACGATTTCGGTGCACAGGTAAAAGATATTCCAATGAACAGTGGTAAAACAGTGTTTTTCACACGATTTTCTCCACTTGCAATTGTAACTTCTCCATTATCTGAAGCTGCAAACCCTACAGCAGTAGATATGACAGCGGCAACAGTATCAGCTACATTAGCTGACTATGGTGCTTTCACAACAGTTGGATCACTTTACTCAATGACTTCTATCGAGACTGGTCTTTCAGAACACATCTCAGTACACGGTCAAAACGCAGGTGAATCAATTGATCAAGTTATCAGAGCAGAATTGTTTTCTGGTGCTACAGCAGTTATCGTTTCAACAGCAGTAGCTCTTTCTACAATCCACACTACAGACACACTTACAGGATTGGAAGTAAGACGAGCAGCTCGAACTTTGAAACTTAACAAGGCGCAGAAATTCGAGGGTGGATTATTCCGAGCTATCATCGGTCCAGCAACAGCTATGGACTTGATGGGTAACTCAGAATGGCTTGACGCTCACCGATATACAAACGCAGAAGCACAAATGAGAGGCGTAGTTGGAAAATTAGCAGGAGTAGAATTTGTTGAGACAAACAATCAACACTCTGTACTTTCAGCAGGTTTCTCAACATCAGCTACAAACGTAGCTAACGTGTATTCAAACTTCTTCTTTGGTAAGAATGCATACGGAGTTATAAATCTAGGTTCAATCAGATCACCAAAGGTATATGTAAAGAACCCAGGCGCTTCCGATACTTCAAACCCACTAGATCAATACGGAACAGTTGGATGGAAAATGCCATTCGCTGCTAAGGTTTTGAACGCTAACTGGTTATTGAACGTAAAGACAGGAGCATCAGACGGTTACAACGCAGGTTAATTTACAGAACTTTAGTGTTTTGTAGGTATTGTTCTTGGCTCTATTCGTCAGAATCGGTAGGGCCAAGACATTCTGACAACAATCTAACAAACATGAAAATAAGCACATTTACCCACAAGGGTACAGATATCGAGGTCACGTTAAACAACGGCTATTTAGCCTATTCATTTGATTTGAAAGGCCCACACGGTTTTAAAATTCAACTCAAAAAAAGAGCAGCACAAATGGATATTGTTAATGCCACATCACTATTAATTATTAACGCAATAGAAACAATAGAAGCACTATGATTACAGCAAAACAACTAGAAGCAGAGTTAAAAGTTCTCAATCCAAACTTCACAGTAGTAGACAGTCCAAACAGACCAGGCTTATCAAATATATTCTTTGAAGGTAAGAACTTTGACTTACCAGTATTATCAACAAACCATATTAAAGACGAAGTAGATCAAGGTCATCGCTACGAGTTTCCTAATGGAATGTCAGCTAGGTTTTGGAGTAAGGGAGAGATTATGGGCAGAATAGAATCCTTCCTTTCTAACTTAGAAACAATAAAACAAGACTATGAGTAAGGTACTTCTTACAGGAGTTGCAGGATTTATTGGATCACACACACTTGAACATATACTAGTGAATACAGACTGGGACGTTGTAGGTGTGGCAAGCTGGAAGCATAAGGGCTGTCCTGAACGCATAGAGGAGATTGTAAGACAGTATAAAGATAGAGTAGAAATAATCACCCACGATCTAAGTGCACCGTTCACTGAGCAAACTAAAAAAAGAATAGGTTATTGCGATTACATTCTTAATGTTGCGGCAGACTCTCACGTTGACAGAAGCATTACAGACCCTGTTCCTTTTGTGCAAAACAATGTAGCTGTGGCACTAAACATGCTCGAGCTTGCAAGAGAAATGAAGCCTAAGAGTTTTATTCAAGTATCTACGGATGAGGTATATGGCGCTGCACCCGACAATGTAAACCACCCTGAGTGGTCAACCATCCTACCATCTAACCCTTACAGCGCCTCTAAGGCGTGCCAGGAGGCCATTGCTATAAGTTATTGGAGAACTTATGGAGTTCCTGTTGTCATTACTAATACAATGAATAATGTGGGTCAACGTCAAGATAAAGAAAAGTTTGTGGCCAAAGTAATTGACAAGGTTATTAAAAATGAAGTTGTCCCAGTGCATGGAACGAAGGAGCACATTGGATCACGATATTACCTACACGCAAGGAATCACGCAGACGCAATGCTGTTTGTTCTACAAAATTTACCTCCAACACTATACGAGGATGGCAAAGTGGATAGACCTGACAGATACAACATAGTGGGAGATCGAGAGCTTAATAACTTAGAGATGGCGAAACTTATTGCTGGAATACTTGATAAGCCGTTGAAATATGAACTCACAGACTTTCATGGAGTACGCCCTGGACACGACAGAAGATACGCTCTCGATGGCAAGAAATTAAAAGACTTGGGCTGGACACCACCAGTTGGACTAGAAGAATCACTTAAAAGTTGTGTTGACTGGTCACTTAAACCTGAAAACAAAATATGGCTGTAAAACTATTCAAACCATACGTTAGCTGGAGAGCTATATGGTACACAGTTAGGACTCTCCTCTCCGATCAGTTGGCCGAAGGGCCCAGAGTCAAGCAGTTCGAGGAAGAATTTGGCAAAAAGTTTAACAAGAAAAATGTTGTCGCCCTAAACAGTGGCACATCAGCTCTTGAGTTGGCCTATGAGCTAGCAGGGATTAAGGAAGGAGATGAGGTTATCACACCAGTACTCACTTGCACTGCAACTAACTTACCACTCGTTAGACTAGGAGCCAAGATAGTATTCGCTGACATAGATTATGACCTTAATATAAACATTAGTGATGTTGAAAAGAAAATCACCAAGCAAACCAAAGCCGTTGTCTTTGTCCATTTCGGTGGCAACAACCGTGGACTTAGAGAACTGCTTAAACTTTGCAAGACTCGTGGAATCACCCTTATTGAAGATGCGGCTCAAGCTGTCGGAAGCGATTTCTGGGGAAAAGCAGACTACACTTGTGTATCACTCCAAGCCATTAAAACCCTCACGAGTGGTGACGGTGGGTTTCTCATTACCAAAGGAAAGAAAGATTGCAAAAAAGCTAAAAGGCTACGCTGGTTCGGCTACGACAGGGAAGAAAAGCAAAAGAAAGGTGACTCGGACTTAAAAGAGGCTGGCTACAAATTTCACATGTCGGACATCACTGCATCTATTGGATTAGGTAATCTGCGCTCAATAGATAAGGTTTTAAAGAAACGAAAAGAGTTAAGAGATTTCTACAACTCACAGCTCGGAGTAATTTGTCACAACTGGCTCTGTATTCAGTGGGGAACAAAAGGAGAACAACACCACTATCGTAACGATCGGTATACCATCTTTAAAAAGTTTAAAAATGACTGCCCAATCATGGACGAATTAGAAAACAGTTGGAGACTACTACCGTTTCATCATGGAGTATCGATTGCAGAAGCTAAAAAAGCCATATATGAAATTTGATAACTATTACGTTGCGTATAAAGAACAGTTTAAAAAGTATGAGACTTTGAAACTCAGACTACTGGAAATTGGCGTGCAGAGTGGGTCAAGCCTTGCATATTGGAAAGAAAATTACCCATTTGATGTGTGGGGAGCAGACATTGATCCAAAGTGTGCAGGACATCAAGTGATTATCGGGGATCAGTCTAAGGTTGAGTTCTTAGAGTCGTTACCCTTGTTCAATATAATCATTGATGACGGTGGCCACACCATGCAACAACAACAAATAACGTTTCAAACACTATTTCCTAAACTACCTAGCGGTGGAATATATGTCATTGAAGATCTACATACATCTTTTTGGCCTAAATTCTGGGACATAAGCACAAAAACCACAGACTATGCTAAAGATCTGACTGACACCTTACACGAAGAAGCCAACAACATAACACGTCTTGAGGGTCAACGAATGGCGCGTAATCAATTTGGTATAGCTTCTGTCCATTTTTACCCTTCATTAGTTTTCATTCACAAAAAATGATCTACGAAAATCCTAACATTGAGAGCTCATATAAAGAAAACAACCTAGGTAAAACCCTTTACGATTTAGTGATTGACCTAAAACCTAAAAAGATCATTGAATTTGGGGCGTTACATGGCTATTCAACTGTCGCTATGGCTATGGCCTTAGAAGAATTAGGCAAAGGCACGATTCATTCCTATGATTTATGGTCTAAATACCCCCATAAGCATGGAGAATTAACAAACACTGAGTTAAATATACGGAATTATGGGCTACAAGACTTTGTTCAGCTCAAATATGCCGACTTTTGGGAGTGGGAGCCAGAGGAGTGTTGTATGTTCGTCCTAGACGTATCAAATGATGGTGAAATTATCGAGAAAATGTACGAAAAAATGAAGCTCTACGCTAAGTGGATAGTGTTCGAGGGTGGCACTAAGGAACGAGACGAGGTTGAGTGGATGAAAAAGTACAACAAGAAACCAATATTAGAAGCTAACGTGCCTTTTGAGGTGTTAGATCCAGCCTTTCCAGGCATATCAATTATATGAAAAACAAAAAAATAGCAGTGGTGGTGAGTTCTTGGCATTTTCCTGAAGGTTTTTACAAGCCGATGATTAATCAAGTGGTCCCGAAAGGTTGGGAGGTAGAATATTTCTGTGTATCACATCGAGATTCAGCACATGCGATAGAAGAAAAGAAGAACGATGTGTTTCCTGACAACAAAAGAGGTGAATTGGATAAAAGATTATACTCCAAAATCCTTACAGTTTCCGAGATAGAAGCTCTGGGCTGGAAGTATAAGGGGTATCCAAACACCATAGGAGACTGGGGTAACTCTAACCAGTGGCTAGAAGATAACGACTGGAAGAAATACGACCTTTTTCTCTTTACCCATGATGATAATTTGATTTTAAGAGACTCCTTGTTTGTAGACATTATAGAAGATGAGAATTTCAAGAAATGGGACATTCTCTGTAATTCAACTGGTATGCCAAAAGGGTCAATTCGAGGCTCATTTGAGTTCTTTAAGAAAAGTGTGATTAAGAAACTAGGAGGTAAGTTTGATTTGTCGGAAGTAACCCTCACAAGAGAGGGGATGACTACAGCAAGTAATGAGGTGACTGAGTTATACGACTGGAACTCTACTGTTTATCCACTAACTCGCTTTGTAGAAAAAGAAAAACTTAGTGTTGGTTTTCTTTCTCCAGCTTACAGAGTGTCATTTTACTGTATTGAGGGTGAGAGAGGTTACATTTACAAAACCCACGGTCAGAACACCGCAGAGGAGGAAATGGGACTGGAATTTCTAACCCAAAACAAACTAATATGATTACTCTTTTTACCGCGATAACTAATGACAAAGACGAGCAGTTTGACCCTAATGCTAAGTGTTTTCTCAACTCATACAATAGATTTACTGACGGACGAAGGAACTCCCGCATACAGAAAATCCTCACCCATAAGTACATTGACTCAGAATATTCAATTTACATTGACGGGAATATTAAACTGATTACTTCACCAGAGAAACTAATAGAGAAGTATTTAAAAGATTGTGACTTAGCAGTCTACAAACATCCTAACCGAGACTGTATATACGATGAAGCGATGGTGTGTGCAAAGATGGGACTGGATAACGCCGAAGTCATCATCCATCAAGCTAAAAGTTACGAGGACTCTGGCTACGGGAAACACAAAGGACTTGCAGAGTGTGGAATCATCATGAGACGACACACTAAAAAGGTAGAGGAATTTAATAACGCTTGGTGGGCTGAATACTGTGTTCACTCAAGACGTGACCAGATTAGCTTTATGTACGCTGTAGACAAGGTTGGGATTCCAATAAACATCATTCCTGATTTCTTTATGGAGATAGGAGCGAATAAAGCCATGAAACAATCGGGAGATTTTGAAATTATTACTCACAAACACGCACTATGAAAATACTAATGGCATTTGCCGACTGGGGACACACTGAGGATAGGAAGAAGTTAAATACTTACGGAGGTATCGGATACTACCGAATCATAAAAGTAGCCGAGCAGATAAAAGGTCACGAAGTTAGGATTGTTGGAAAGGAGATTTTACACTTCGGAGACACCATAACCGAGCAGTGGGATAACATCTTTAAAGAATATGATGTGTTTTGGACTAGCTACTTCGCTGATCCAGTAGTGGCTTCCGCCTGTTTCTACCACGCCGAGAAACACGGAAAGAAAGTCATAATAGATATAGACGACAACTACCTTGACGTTCCTGAGTCTAACTTAGTCTACGATCAATTCAAGAAAACAAAAAAGGATAGAGCCTATTTGTCTACAATTCTATCTCTCGCCACAGCTATCACAGTCTCAACTCTCCCTTTGAAACAACGAATCCACGAACATATCTTGAGGGTACAAGGAATAGACAAACCTATTTTTATCATCCCAAACTACAACGACATAAAGGATTGGGATTTTACTCCAGTTAAAAAGCATAAGGATAAAATAGTACTAGGATACTCTGGTTCCAACTCTCACTTTGACGACCTACGACTCATTATGCCTTCTGTTGCCAAGCTCATGAATAAATACCCAAATGTCTATCTTGAATTTATTGGTTCAGTACCAAAGCCTTTGATTAAAGAATACTTTGGTGGTGTAGGGTTTACTGACGATTCATTGAATAGAATAGGCATACAACCAGCCACGTCAATATTCAAAGATTACCCACAATATCTAGCTTCTATGAAGTGGGATATAGGACTCGCGCCTCTTGTTGATACAGGCTTCACACGCTCCAAGTCTCACATTAAGTGGCTTGAGTATTCTGTATATAAGATTCCAACTATTGCCTCTAGAGTATACCCGTACTTCATGGATATAAAAGGCAAAAAAACTATTGAGGATAATGTTACGGGGATATTGTGCAACCCTAATGAATGGGAAAGTAAACTAGAGAAACTTATTTTAGACAAAGAATATAGAGAAAAAATAGGTAAAAATGCTTACAAATTTGTTAAAAAAGAGTGGCAATACAAGGATAGTGACCTAGATTTAGTTGTGGATGACGTTCTAAAATAGCCTTATTTACAGCCATATATCCCAATCTAGTCTGGCTTTTTGAGCTAGATTTTGGCGTTTCTGTAAAAATTACTGTAATGAAGTACGCAGACGTCCAAAAGAAAGTTTATTTTTATACTAAAACCAATGTCAATTCGTTTTCCGATGCGGATATGGTTATTGCTATTAACAACGCACTTGAAAGAGTGACTTCTCTTATTGAGCAAGCTGACGCGAGATGGCAGTTTGACGACACTAATCAGACAGACTTACCAATCGGCACTACTACACTAACCCTTGATCAGCAAGATTATGGAATTTCTACAGCACATCTTTCTATCACTCGAGTAGAAGTGAAGAATGAGCAGGGTACATGGATAAAACTATCACCAATCGATCAAGTCGATTTATACAACACTTCACTTACAGACTTCCTAAGTGGTTCAGGTGATCCTCAATACTACGACAAGATAGGAAACTCTATTTTCCTATATCCAAAACCAGACTACACACAATCAGCCTCTCTAAAGGTTTGGTTTAAGCGCGGGCCAGTAGCAGTGACAACAGCGACACTTACCTCTACGACAGTCGGTCCAGGATTCAATGGCCTATACCACGAATTAGTACCTCTTTACATCTCTCAGGACTACGCAATGGCAAATGGTCTTCCGAACTTTAACCAATTAGCAACAGAGATTGCCAAAAAGGAAGATGCTTTGAAGGAAGATTACGCACTGAGAAATAAAGACGAGCACATCACATTGCGAGCACATCAGTCATTATCAGGTAGGGGATTTTTTAGATAAACATGACAACTACATTCACAAATTTAGTAAAGAACGCATCCACCTTCGCAAACGATGTAATGTCAGGAATTGTGGGTTATATCACTACTGACACACCTGATTATATTCTTGTCGGATCTACAGAGGCGGAATTTCTTGTCTGGAGCGACATTACTTTATGGGTTAACGAAATAAAAAATTAAAATGGCAAATAAAACTTGGTCCTCACTTTTTCTCGGAGTATATAACGCAGGTACTGCCTACACAGTAGGTGCAATAGTCACAGTATCTGGGTCTTCTTA